GCTAAAGCCAACAAGGTATGCAATACCTGTGTACCAACGACAGTTGGCATATTATACATAAAACGATTACAACAATCACGGCAAGTGAATGATGATATCATTGTCAATTATTTTACCAGAGAAAGAGCACTAATTAAACTCGAAAGCGAGTGGGAGAAGTAAACACCCCAAGTGGGACTGTCAAACGATCCTGTTGATTTGTGGGCACCCCAATCGGAAGTGGAAAGCCATTCCAGCGAACCATCCAAGGGTGCCTTGTATTCTGCCTCAGTAATTGAGACGGCAAGGCGCGTTTCTTCCTCATTTTGGCATATTGCAGCAGGTGAATCTTCTGTCCAGACGTAAGTCGAGGTGCCGATTGCTGTAAGGAATACGGCACCGCCTTCCATGAACAGGCGCGAGTTATAGGCCAAGTAAACATGGTCTGTTGAACCCGGCGTAACAGGGAAAGGGTATTTAAATGCTGTGGCAAAGTTTTCGTACTCGGAGTCGGGCGTAGGTAATATGCCCACGACATCGGGCCAAACATGTACCAGTCTCGATGGTATAACAATGGATGCTGTGGTGGGGGAGTACGATGGTGAAACAAATTCAACAGCGTACTCAACCCACAGTGAACCAGTTAGTTCAGTAGAAGTTGATGTTATTTGTATGACAAAGGCGGGCTCGATAGCTGCTCTTTTGGAGAACGTTTCGAGCCATTTCTGTTTCATAGCACGATTGGCTGGTATATGGAAGAATGCGTTCTTCCACGGTGCGGTTGAACACTTGGGCTCCAGGGATGCAGTGCCTTGCAATGTGGAGACGGAATCCTGTGATTTATAATCACAACCGGCCACAATAAGGCCCCCAGTCGTGGACCCACACGAAGCCTTGTAGACGACACGAACCGCAGACAAAATGCGGTACATGCCATACAAGGTTGCATGTGCGTCCAACTGTGGCAAACCAGAAGTTCCTGGCATAAACTCGTACCGTGTTGTTGCTGCCGGCACAACTTCGGCAAGCAACTCACTCAGTACCAAAACACACTGTGATCCCTTCATCTTTACTTTGCTTGTTTATTAATAACTACATACGTTTCAAACCCAGCTGCTGCAACAGCATGACAACAGATGTTCCCATGCTGATTGCACCAGCTATACCGGTCATAGTCACATCGCTCAAGGAAGCCCATTGTGAGGCTTGGGATTCTCTTATGAGCTCATATATGACTTGATTCGGGCCCGTGCCCATGGATCGGTAGGTCCCAATTGAATTCAAGTTGAATGATGATGAAAGTGAAACGGTAAGTCCCTCTTGCATAGCAACATAGAACGGTCCCTCGCCGGATATGTCGAAGACATCACGGCCAGCAGCGTTGACTTGAATGGTTGGTTTCCCGGGGGCAGGCCCTGCCAATGTCGAAGTGACAATTGGCACGGTAGGCGCTCGTGGTGAGCAGAATTCTAAATGGTATTCTACCCAGATTGAACCAGTGTCCGACAATGCTGTGCCTGAAAATTGGACAGCATATGCGGGTGTTGCGGGGGCATCATCGCTGAGGTTACTTGTTAATAGCCATCTGGTCTTCATGGCACGGGCTGGTGGTACAACCATTGTCTGGTCGCGCCACACAGGACCCATGCTCTTTGGACTTAAGGCTGCTGTCCCCTGGTAGGACATTATTACCTCGCGTGCGTCGAAGTCCACGCCCATGAGCAGTTCTCCGTTCGTGGTGGTTCCCACTGCTGCTTTGTACGAATACTTCACCGGTCCGCGGAGCTTGTACATTTCGTACATCGATGCTCGCAGGTCGAGGTGACTCAACCCGCTTGATCCGGGCAGGAATGACCAAGAGGTCGTCCCCTGCTTGCCGATCGATGTCAATAGCTCGCGGTATTTCACTACCACCGTTCCGGGTGGGAGTGGTGCAGACCGGCGCGATGCCCGCTTGGGCATCCTTGAGTTGTTCGTAGATCGTGGGCCTGGCATTTTGATCGTCTTCAAACGCAATTTGCGTGTCGATGTTGATATTGAATGTTAAGTCAAACTTTAATCTCGCTGAAGGCGTTATAGTCGTGATCCATTCTGGATTTGAGATTTCGTCTGGCTTGAGTTCTAGGACGCGCCGGTAGTAGACTGGCCCCAACATGGGTGCACCATTCCATTCCCGTGCGTGTGTCATGACCTTCTCAAGCCTACTCGTATTTCCCAGAGTGAACCCGTAACGCACTATATCCCGTAATGGGTGTCGCACTCGTTTTGGTGCGCCACGCGAGTCCACCACATCCCACCTGGAGCAAAATGTGCCCTGGCGGTATGTTGAAATGTATTCAGGCTTCATACCTGTGTTTGATATAATAGCTAGGTTGAAATTCTTCTTCTCGTGGTCAGTTACTGCAGCAAACATATCATCACCCTCAACTATAAATGAGTCCAAGGGCAAACCTGCCGCCATCATGAGACATGCTACTATGATACAATTGCCAATGGATGTGTTCATATCCCCTGACATACGCCCTCCTTCGACATGGTACTTTGCCCCGAATGCACTTGTACAGTTATTGTCAAGTTGCATTCGTAGCATAGCAGCCACATGTTCGGGAAAGACGTGCTCATATACTGCATGTTCCGTGGCAACGAGTAAGGTCTTACTGCAGTGCCTGTCAAATCTTGAAAAGTCAATTTCTAATGTGTTGTCAGCGCGGTCGCGTAATGTGGATATTTTCTCAGCTTTTCCTTCTTCCGAAAGTGCTTTTATCATGCATGGGAGCACGGCACAACACCGAGCCTCCAATGCTGCTATCCACGGTCCCACGGCCGCCTTAAACGAATCGTGCCTAGCCTGTATCGCACGTGGGTCTGCTTGTTTATCTAGTTGTTCCACCTTAACAAACATATCGATATTAGTTGATAGAGCCCGCATTGTTGCGTTCTGGTAGCGAACACGCTTGTGTTCGGGGTAGCGCAGTAGCCACGTGTCAAAATCGATAGGCATAGGAATCCTACCGATACTCGTGGCTAATGACTTGGCCTTCTCATAAATGCGTTCATCTATGACTGGCGACATTACCGGACTAAGTGCTCGGGCCACTATAGATTGCAACTCACTTTCCCAGTCCCTATTCGGAATGAACGTCGGTTCGGGTACGAGGTAGTCAGCGCTTTTGTACCAGGCTATTTGTGTTAGACGTGCAGTAGCATACCGCATAATATTCACCATTCTTGACTTGGCAGTTCCTGTTGTGACGCCTATTTGGTAGGCGCTGCAATACAAGATGCCAGCCATCATTCCATACATCATCCCACCTAAACGTTTTAACCACGTGTCGGTGTCCAATCGTGCATGGAGGTCCCTAACTAGTGTATTATTAGTGGAGATGTCCTCAAGATGTAAGTCCCGGGCCATATCCATCGTCTTCACTGCCGCTTCATTAATTACAGCGGTAATCATTGGTGTCAAATCATCTGGTATGTCTACAGATTTGGTCATGCACCAAGTTTTGGCGCGCATGTGCAACAAATGCACAGTCTTTGTGTCGAGAGTCGACCCGACCACCTCAGCCAGAAGCACTTTATAAAGTGCACTACTGTAGGTGTTACGGGTATTGTGAGTAGGTTGCATCATCATGGAAGTGGGATTGGGCACGCGCATAACACGCCCTTTAAAGGTCATACAGGTGCAATTGGTTTGCAGGAGCTTGAAGGCTATCACAGTTCCATTTGCACCGGGTATCACGCATTCCCCGCTCAGCCAGCAGTTTGGGTGTTCATAAGGAGTGTCGTTCCCTTTTGCCACTGTTCTATAATTTCCGTTGCCCAGTCGTGTAACCTTGAGCTCACCGCCCATGTATACTCCTGGACCAGGGTAAACGTGGTGTGAGGCGTAGATGGTTGCTCCTTCTGGTATACACAACAATTCATTGGGTGTAATGTAATACATAGAATGATTGAACATATACACAGAAGATTTAACAAGGCAACTGTCGAATTTATTCCTGCAGTAGTTGCCCCCAGTAACGTAATCACGAGTAACCTCGCGAACCACGTCGCTAGGGCCAAGGTAAGGACAGCAACTATGGACAGTTGTGTGCTTCTTTCTGGCGTGGCGTGCGTAATTGCCTCCCACGTCTTTAATAGCTGCTCCTGGGTGTTCTCTAACAACCCAGGTCTCAAAAGAATTCCGTACGAGTGCGGAAACAGGATGGGTATGTAGTGTATTACCACTACTGATACTAGTATAGCCCCAACTATGGAGCATGTCCAGCGCATCTTGTGACAATTTGTAATTGTTGTCTCGTATAGGAATAATCATGGCGGTAAATTTCTAAAGTTAACATGGAAAATACTAACTAAA